TTATCATTCACCCCATCCCCTATGAGGCCATCAAGGATGATACACCTGCAACACTGAACATCGTGCTGCAGGAGCTTGGTCTGTACACCTTCCCGACAAAGGAACTGACCGACTTCCTTCATGCAGAGATTGATGATGATCCGGAGCTGGAGCCCCACTCTGCCATCGAGATATGCTCGGGCACGGGCTGGATAGGACGCACGCTGGGTATTCCCACGACGGACTCCCGTATACAGGAGCGTGAGGATATACGTGAGCAGTATCTCCGTCATGGCGCGGTGCCCATCACCTACCCTATGGATATCGAGCCTCTTGATGCTATCTCCGCCATCCGTCGGTATGAGCCAGAGTATGTCATCGCTTCCTACTGTACACACCTCTACGGTACAGGCAACCTGAAGGCAGGTAATTCGCTGGGCGTGGATACCCGCTGGGTGCGCTCGCACTGTCACCGTTTCTACCATATCGGCAACGACGATATCCATTATCGTGATCCGATTATGAAGATACCGCACAAACGCCTGTCGTTCGACTGGCTTGTGACGCGCGGTGATTCCTCGAAGGCGAGGATTTATGTGTGGGAGAACAAGATGTGGTGATTAACAATACATGACCATGAACAGTCAACAGCAATATAAGTCCAGGCAGTGGGGCACCGTCGATTTCATCGCTGTCACAGGCAAGGGTGTCAATACCAAGTGCCGTCACTGCATCCTCTGCCGTAACAGCGAAGACTGTACCTCTGCGCCGTGCTCGCCTGAGGAGCGTCAGGACGGACAGCATGGATACTACACCATTCACCAGATGCCGACAGGACTGATAGGATAGAAAAAAAACGACCCGGCAAATAAGCTGGATTTTAACCAACAAAAAAAACATGGCAAACTTAAAAAGTAAAGACGAAATCGTTGCCCATCTCAGAGAACAGATGGCAAAAGCTGCCAACGACTACGCAGTCGAGCTGCACAGACAGTGGGGGATCAAGAAGGGGTTAGACGACTACTGGATAGAAGGTGCCGAGCACCCGGGTGCAGCTCCCTACCAGGTACACTGTGTCTACTACTTCGACCTCAGTACCCTGCAGTACGTCGTAGAGAACAATATCAGGCGTGAGGAGTATGAGGACTACATGGTATACGTCCAGTGCCTCGCAGACATCAGCGACCGCCTTCCCATTCTTGACTTTGCCGACTGGCACGAGCATCCGGAAAGACGTATCAAGGAAGAATCCCTTGAGAACATCCGCAAGCTGAAGAATCTGCTTGAAGAGGAGATTGAGCGCGAGCGTAAGAAGGAGAAGAAAAAGAGGAAAGCGAAGAATACCAACGCTTCCTGATTAATAACAAAGAGACAGAATATGGGAATACAAATCAACGGCATAAGCTGGAATATTAACTTGTGAGTTAAATAACGGCCGTTTCTTGCGGTCAAATTATCAACCTTTAAAAACATTCAAAAAATGAGCAAGAAAACATTTCAATTCGTGACCACCATCCTTGGTGGTATGGCAACCATCGCAGCTGGCTGCGTCACCTATCTGGTTGAGGAAAAGGCACTGGCAACGGAAATTGTCAGCGCCATCGGTGTGGGTGTGACTGCTGCAGAGACCATCTGCGCAAAGTTTGTCAATGACGAGCCTGCAAAGGCGTAATCTATTCGGGACGGGTGCAGGTGTTGAGCCTGTGCCCTTCCCCTACTCTACTGCAATAAAAAAAGATAACCGCCGCAAGGCATATTACTGACAACTTGTAATCAAAAAAACAATTATGGCAAAATTTATTATTGAGGTCGATGACGAGTACATCCGTGAACAATCTGATCCTGAAAGATCAAAGTCAAAGATGGGAGATACGGACAGAGATGGGATTCTCCACGAGCTGTTTAATTTTACAGCCTTTTTGGGCATTAGGCAAAGACTCTCCGATGGAGTCTCTGAGTTCCATATCAACAGTGAGGAGATACTGACCATGGACAAGAACGCCATCATGCTCTTTGAAAATGCCCTCGCCCGTGTCTGCATGCTTAGCGTCATGGCAATGGCGAAGAAAGAGTCTGAACCCGAAAACAAGAAGCCCTGAGGATCATGAGAGAACAGGTTAATCATCCCCAGCACTACAACTCCCATCCTGCAGGTATCGAGTGTATCAGCGTTATCCGTCACTACACATGCGACATCTCCAACGCCATCAAATACCTCTGGCGTGCAGGACTGAAGCCTGAGCTGGGGAAGGATGATGCAGACAAGGAGATAGAAGACCTGCACAAGGCTGTCTTCTATATCTCCGATTTCCTCGGCAATGAAAAGGAACTGAAACACTACCGCAGAGCCAGCGCTGCCAAGGGTTATACGGACTATCAGGTATGCCTGTATATGGTTTATTCGGTTACCGGTTATTCCGTCCAGCAGATCACGTTGGGTTACGACCCGAACGTGGCGGCTGCCATGCGCTGCCTGCTGCAGGTAGGAATCATCAACGGTGACGGCGAGGGAGGCATCCTTCTGCCCCGCACATGGCGCAGCCTGCTGAAAGAGGCTGCCGAGTTAATACACAAACGCATCCTCGATATCGAGATGATGGTCACGGCCAAGGAGCTGCACGATACCTGTGATGTTCTTCGCGGCTACGGCGTCGAGGGCGAGGAGTATGTCATCAAGCCCGGCTGCGAGCGTAGTACGGAGCCTGAGCGCTACGACCCGCTTAACATGCTGGTTTCCCTCGGCAAGGTCTACTGCCTGGTGTCCGACAAGCGCGAAAAGCCCAACGGTGCCCTGTATTCTCCCTGTGATAACTGTGCCCTGAGAGACCAATGTCTCTCCCAGGACGGTACCGCGCCGTCAAAAGACCTGTGTCATCTTCACCTGGCGGACTCCGCCCAGTACTATCTGGAAGTCGGCTACGCCCGTTACAATCCCCACTACGGTACCGTGGAGGTGATTGACGAGTACAAGGAGATGGAAGAGGAAGCCAGAAGAACCCTTGACAACAATGATTATTAACCCTTAAAAACAACCAACCTATGAGATCAAGAACAGCAATCTGGTTCGAGTGCAAGATCCGTTACGAGAAAGTACAGGAGGACGGCTTGCAGAAGAAAGTAACAGAACAGTACGTGGTGAACGCCCTCTCGTTCGCGGAGGCGGAAATCCGAATGGCAAAGGAAATGTCGCAGTATATCAGCGGCGAGTTTGAGGTGACCGACATCAAGAAGGCTCCCTATGGCGAGATATTCTTCATGAATGGCGGTGAGAAGATGCTGGCCGCACAGACCGATGACCTGATGCACGCCGTGAACAAGGGCGACAGGCAGGCTGCACAGGAGGTGTACGACCGGAAACTGGAGGACTATCCGACCGACACGAAGTGGTACAAGGCCAAGCTCCAGTTCATCTATCTCGATGAGAAGACCGAGAAGGAGAAGCGCTCCAACGTGACCTATCTCGTGGAAGCCTGCTCGCTGCACAACGCGCTCGACAACATCGACGCGGTGATGAAGGGCACGACGATCGACTACGTGCAGGCCAATGTCGGCGAGACGCAGATCCTGGATGTCTTCGAGTACGTTAAGAAGGAGGCTGGACATGAAGACGAGTAAAGCTCCTGAGTTCAAGGACTTCTGGGAGGCCTATCCTCTTCATAAGGCCAAGCAGGAAGCAGAGCGTGCCTGGGGGCGCCTTTCCGTATCGGACAGGAAGGCGGCCCTTGCCGCCCTGCCGAGCTACAGGGAAAGCTGTCAAAGGACAGGCGTCGCCTACAAGTATCCTCAGGGATGGCTCAATGGCCGTCGCTGGGAAGATGAGTATGAAGACGCTCCCGCGCCCAAGGAAGAAAGCCATGAGCCTTCAGACATCCAACCGCTATCCATGGAGATATGGTAACACTTGATTATTAACCGCAAAAACTTTTTCCAGACATGAAGAAATTCTTTCTGAACACACTGCTTCTGCCGCTGCTGGTGGCAGCATGCTTTAGCGTAGCCTGTTTTTTTACCCCAGTGGGTATTCAACGGCTTCATGCTTCTTACCCTGATATTCATTGTCATTACGCAGGCATTGATATTCCGTATGCTTTATGAAGATAGGAAGAGTTGACTTGCAGCCGTGGCTGGACTGCTTTACGATGTTCGACCGCTACAGGCAGGAGGGGCTTCTCGAGATGAAGCCGCAGGACAATGACGCCTATGTCACCCTGTCCGCCCTGTTTGCCATGACCGAGGGCGACGACCCGAAGGAACAGCTCGTCAAGGCCATGCCAGCCACCATGCGCAGGCTTCGCGCCTACTCCTGCTTTCTCGCACAGGCAGGTGCCGAGGGCCTTCGCCGTCCCTTTGCCGTCCATGTGGTGCGTGACGAGGAGCCGCGCGACCTGCTCTATTCATTCATCCTCCGTCGCCGTCGCCGCTGGTGGTGGCCCTTCACGGTTTCGGATAAGATAGATTACATTGAGTATGAATGATGTGATACTTGAAGAACGGCAGGAAGAACAGCAGGAAGAGCCGAAGGAATACTACCGTGTGTTCTACGATCGTAAGCGTATACCGTTTCGCGACCACCTGCAGCACGGCTTCCGATACCGCTCCCACTTCCGCCGTGCGGTCCGCAAGCTGACCAGAAAGTTCGGCGGGCGTATAGGCGAGTGTACGGGCGAGAAGAACGGCTTCCACCGCCTGAGGTTCCTCGACACGCCGGGTAACCGTCCCGATGAGATCTGGATACCAGACTATGTGCTGGAGCGCGTACCGCCCCCCGATGATCCGTCGAAGGGAAACGACCCGATGGAAGATGTCATAGACACGGCCTTCGGATTTGATATTGAAGAATACTGATAACTGAAAAAGAAGACCGCCGTCCATGAGGATAGCGGTCTTCTTTTGCCAAACTCTTCCGGCCTTGATTATGTTTTGTTGAAATCATCAGGGTTGATCTTCTTGTAGCCGCCCGCTACCGTGAACTTGCATACGGCGATGATACCGATGCAGGTGCATAGTACGGGTGTATAGATGTCCTGCCACCACTGTCCCAGCTCTCCTCCAAGCTGCGGCACTGCCATGTTGATGGTGACGGCCGTCAGCAGGATGCCGCTGCAGGTGACGACAATCCAGTAGAAGAAACGCGGCATCCTCTCATGCCATCTCTCTACGATCTCCTTGCCAGTATCCTTCAGTGCGTCTGCCATCCTACCTTTCTCCTCTGTCTATTTTGAGCCCCACATCCGTGATGGATATCAGGTTACTCAGGTTCTTGACGTCCGTTGCAAGTACGCTCACATTGGACGACATGGTTCCGACCTTTTCCAGCATCTCCATCTTGAACTGCGTGAGCAGCGTTACCACATCATCCTGTTTCTTGGAGTGCGAGTCCTGTCGCTTCTGGATGTTGTCGATTATCTTCTGGAAGGCGTCATTGTTACGCTCCATCGTCCGGCGCATCTCCTCCATCGTATGCTCCGTGTCCTTCTGTATGTCCTCGTTACTGCGCTCCAGGACGCTCACCCTCTCGTTGAGGGTATGCACGTGCCTGGCGTATGCGACGACGATGCCCAGGAATACCGGCAGCAGGAACGGCCACAGGTCAATCATAAGGTTGTTCATTCTCTTTCCTTTTAAATATTAAATCATGCACAGGCAATATAACAAAAGGGCATCTTTGCATCAAGGGCAAAATGAGCCTGATTCCGTGATACCCTTTGTAATCAGCCTTCCAGTGCAAGTGTGACGGTAAATTCTATACTTGGCGCTGCCTGCTTCGAGCGGTCATAGATGCCGAGGCTTTTCCTCGACGGCTCTACGATGACGGGGGTGTATGCGCCGTTGTAGAGCATCCACCATTTCTCGGCCATGAGAAACTCCATCACCCACCATTCCGCCCACTCGCGGGTCTGTATGCCGCTTGACATCGTCCAGCTTCTCCGTCCGCCGCTTGCAATAGCCATGAGCGTGCGCGTGGGGTTGAACTTCGGACGCTCGGTCAGGGTGTACTTTTCCGTTTCCATCTCGATATTCATACCCTCCTCCATCAGGGCGCTGCATGTCTCGACGGCCCCGCGACGGTTCTTGAACAGGAAGTCCGTGTACGGGATGCTGTCACGAAGGACTATCGGCGCATGCCCCGTCCATCCCGACTGGCTGCTTGGCACATCGTCAGGCTGCGGTGTTGCCGTATAGGGATAGAAGATACTCTTCGTAAAGCCTTGCTGCATGTCCACCCACGAGGTGATGCTGGTACTTCCCACGCGCTCAGGCGAGCCGTGCGGCTTGGTGCTCGCATCGCCGTTACGCACGTTGGTATGCTCGAAATGTGACACGTCACGGTCGCCTTCACTGGTTATCAGCGAGCGTTCCCATTCCGTCATGGCTCCTATGAGGCACTGTCCGCCGGGGATGTCCTTGTTACCCTGTGCGTCCTCGTACTGCGTCACGGTGTAGACCTTGTCCTCGCTGTCGAGATATTCCGTATACACGCGCAGCTTGTAGGAGCGCATCTGTCGGCTGTAGGACTGCGACACGCCGGTGCTGACGACCGTCTGTGCAGCTGCCAGCTCTCCCTCGAAGGGATACAGGCTCCAGATGGCACGCAGTGCCGACTGTATGTCGAAGCTGATGGAGGTCTGTCCGCCTGTGTCCGCACGGAAATTACCGATGACGCTGTCCTGGTATACCACTTCCAGTCTTACGACCGTGAAAGGACTTGTAACCGGGTCCCCCCAGTACAGGCCGCTGATGTCAATCACTACCGGTGAGTCGGCGAAGTATGTCTTGCCGCTGCCGAACATGCCGGATATCGTTACTACTCTTCCCATATTCTTTAAGTGTTAGATATACATTATCTCGATGCTTGCCAGTCCCATGCCCTTGCGGATGTCCACCTGGTACTGTATCTTGCGGATGAAGCCCACGATATCACCGATGCGGACACGCTTGGTCTTGTCGATGGACTGCAGCTCTGCGATGGTGATACGCACCTGCTTGGTGACGATACGGGCGTTGCGGATCCAGTATGAATAATCCTTGTAGAGCGTATCAATGAGCCCTCTGTTACGCAGGCTCTCCTTCTTGATTTCCAGATAGCGCGGATTGGTGTCCGGATCCTCGGGCAGCTTCTCGTTGAAGTACGGATTGAGCTTCTCGGCGCGCAGCTTGAGTGACAGTCTGCCGTCACGGATAAGCAGGTTGTTGTCGATGTTGACGGGCAGTCCTATGCCGACGGCACCCATCTCCAGACGGTCGAAGACCGACAGCGAGTCCATGGTGGCGTCCTCCTGGATGAAGATGCTGCGCAGTGCCTTGTCGGATGCCATCAGGGTCATGTCGTGAGCCACGGCATACGCCTGCACCGCTTCCAGATAGCCTTCGACCTCTCCTGCAGGTATGATACGGCCGCTTGCCGTGCTGATGGCGACAAGCACGTTGTGTGTCCTGCCGTTCTTGTCCTTCAGCGCCGCCAGTCTTGTAATCGTTATGTAAGTGCTCAATGTACGTCCTTCCAGTGAGATATTGCTGGAAGGATACAGACGGAGCAGCATCTCCTGCGCCTTTGCTGCCGTCGAGCAGACGGTCACGCCTGCCGAGTAGTCCCACTCATTGCCGTAGTTGTCACAGATATCGGGGTGCGAGATGGCGTCTTCGCCTGCCATGACGTCCCAGCCCTGATTACCCTCCATGTCGAGCAGGTCCTCGTAGTAGTTCACGTAGGCCCCGGAGCCGCTTCCCCGCATGATACCGAGCGTGAGTCCCCAGTCCTTCTTCTCGATGGGGCATATACCGTCGTCGTTGGGCTCGAAGTTATCCTGCAGGTACAGACGGCATCCTTCACCGAAGTAGCCGCTCAGGTCGAAGTTGACGTCCCAGGAAACGTACATGCTATCCCTGTCGGGCAGATGTCCGGGATTAGCCTTCTCGATCATTACGTATCTGCTGATGGTCGTATGAAGCGTTTTCTCCTCCTTGTAGATATCCGACGTACAGAAGAACTCTCCCGGCTTGACGGTGCCGCCTGAGCTCATACCCGAGAAGTCCTCATACAGCTTGCCCACGTCGTATGTCTCCGCCTTGTTATAGTCCAGCCCCGTTCCAAGGTCCGGACGCCGTGGGCGCATGGCCTGGTCCACGAAGAGTGCGAAGCGCTGCTTGTGTACGCCTTCCTTTCGCTCCTGTTCCATGTTCAGGTCGTTCATGATGGCAGGCGTGAAGCCCAGGGTAATGGTGTGTATGGTCTCGTCATCGCCCGTGCAGTCACCGTCCTCCGCGTCCATATATCCTGCGAACTCGAAGAGTGACGGGTGCAGCTCGTCGTAGCGCTTGGCATCCTTGTCGACCTTGATACCGTAGGCATCACCCGTCGCAGGGGTGACGAAACAGGTGGTGTCGAAGGCCGTCACGCGGTTGATGATATTGCCATATTTGGCATCCAGCTCCCACTTGGTATAGTCGTGCTTGTCGCTGTCATCGGTGAAGTACGGCTTCTTATGCGGCAGCTTGTCATCGAATCCCTTGTAGAAGAACTCCGTATCGTCCTTTCCCTTGCCGTAGGTCATCCTGAAGCCACGGATGCAGTTGTCCTTCTTGATGCTCTTGACGACCTCGCACTTCACATGCTGCACCTCCGTGTCATTCAGCACGTTCTTCAGCAGCACGATCCTCACCCTCTGATAGTTGTCATCGAAGAGGAACCTCACGCCGAAGCCGTCCTTGATGGCCGACATCACATCCGATATGCTCGTATCCGGGAAGCACTCGCTCGTCGCATAGGCATCAAAGAGATAGTCGTTGTGCTGCAAGTACTGCATCTTGTTCTCCTCTTCCCAGCGTGCCACATTATTGAGTCGTACCACAAGGTGGTCGAAATTCGGAATGGGATATGTCAGTGTCCATCCATCCGGTAAGGTATAGTGAGGATCGCTCACCTGTACGTTCTGGGCCGTAAAGCTGCTGCTGTCCTTGTTCGTGTTCTTCTCGGCATCCATGTACTCCGCCACGTATCTTCCGTAGGAGGGGAAATGATACCGCGTGTACTGAGGGTCGTAGCCCGTGCGCATTTTCTTCGGCTCACGGTACGCACACTTGGTGTTGACGAAGAACAGCCGTCGCAGGTCTTCCACGTCCATCATCTGGTTTTCTGTGATGCTGATGCCAAGGTGCGTCATGAGCGCCTTGATCCAGTACAGCACGAAGAAGTTCGGGGCGGAGTTCACGCGGTCGGCAGGCATTGTCTCGTAGCCGCGCTGTGCCTCGGGCTCTGCGCTGTAGTCGGGCTCTATGTGTCCGTCGGGGAACTTCTTCTCGTAGCCGTAGCGCTGGTAGCACAGTGCCACATGACAGTACGGGTGTGCATCGTCATAGGGCGTATCCGTATTGATACAGTCGATCGCTACCGGACCGCCGGTATCCACGTTCTGGAAGATTCCGTGCGGAAACAGGAACCGCGGATAAGGCTGTACGCTCTCTCCGTCGTCCTCCCCCTCGTATACGGCGCCGATCCAGTTATTGCCGTTCTCGTCGTACACGCCGTCGCCCATGGCAGATAGATTGTCATCCATCACGCCATAGCCGTAGAACTGAAGGCCGTGCCGCACCCATCGCTTGCGCCATAGTGCCACGCCGATGGGTACGTCGCCTATCATCGGCACCTGGTTGGCACCAGCGCCGTCGGTCATCGTCTCGAAGGTCTTGCTGCCGCTCTCGAAGGTGACGTCCACGTCTCCCTTGGCGTCGACCTCCGCTTCATCGGCTAACTTCAGATGACCCAGATAGAGCGGCAGTCCGTCCACCCACAGGCGTGCGCGCCGCTTGTCTATCTGGTCATGCAGGCGTGCCCCGCGCAGGTCCCCGGCTGAGCCGAAGATATGTGCGTTGGCTATTGTGTTCAGTTTGAACGAGAACGTCCACACGTCACCCGATGCGAATATCTCACTGGTGACGATGATGGTGATGGCGGTATCGCCGGGCAGTGCCGCGAACTTGCTGGCAGTGCCTCCGGATCCGGCCGTCAGGTCGAAAATTTCAAGGGCAAGATGTTCCATGTAAATGTCTTGTAAATTACTCAGAAGCAATATAAAATAAAGAATATGACGTGTCAAGGGCATTTTTGCCCTTGACGTGTAAATCCGTGTTTATTATATTTGTTGCAAAGATATTTTCAAAGCAAATATGGCGCGTCAAAGCAAGGTATATTACATCAACCCGTCCAATATGAGCATCATCCCCAACGCAAACGGCGTGGCGGATGACCTCGCTGTGTATGTACTGGAAGGAACCGCCATCAAGATATACGCTCCCAAGTGCGGTGTCGACACCGATGACTATGAATACAGGGAGTGGGGACTGAGCGGCGGCAACCGCCATCTGGGAAACTCTGACAAACCTTACACCATCTATGTACGCTATGCCATCAATGGAGCCTACGCCTACATCACCTTCGCCGAGAAGGTGTGGGACGGCTCCAAGTGGCTTGACAAGTATCCTTATGTCACCGAGGACGGATGGGCAACGGGTACTGCAGGCACGGACCCCGGTAATACATACAGGTACGTGCGCATAGGCGACGTGAGCCTTCCTGAGGACGGCGAGCGGACGGTTACCTATGATACGGGCGTACTGGGTACGGACCAGTACAACGAGGACTGGGACATCGATCCCGACGAGCTGCCCCTGCGCGTGGAGCTGACCTGCCGGATCGGCAATCAGGATGCAGGTGCGACGCCCTACGTCCACTGGAGCGAGCAGATGACCCTGACGGCCGTCCTTCTCAAAGGCTGGATAGACTCCGAGGTGGAGCGTTTCCGTGAGTGGAGGATCACCCGTAACTCAGGTGACTCACAGTCGGACAGCTCCTGGCCCTCGCATCAGCGTCAGGTGATATTCGCCGAGACGGGCAGTATCACCCTTCGCCACCCCCGCTCAGGCGTGGATGACTTCAACGGCGCCGTGGCCCCCACCTTCACCGTCACTGCCATGGGCATTCCCGATACGGACAGTGACTCTTCGGGTGACGCCCTTGTCGAGCTGGCACACACCACGATCACCGTCATGGCGGAGACGACGGAGCAGTACGAGCTGAAGCTCTCTGACTTCATTGCCTCCTACTCGCCCATGACAGAGACCTACTCGCCTGCTGACGGTATCGGCGTGAACATCCGTGCCACCGACCAGAAGGGCGATGTGTACGAGATCACCAACCAGCAGCTCACGGATACGGGGCTGACAGTGGAGTATGCCCCTGCAGGTTCGGAGGTGTGGTACGTTCTTCAGTTCACGGGAGCTGCTGCCGCTGTCGCTTCTGCATCCATCGACATCGCTATCTTCCACGAGCAGAAGAATGTCAATGTACGTCTTCTTGCACGTGACAGGAAGGAGCTGGATTCGGATTCGGTTGCCTTCGTGCGCGACGGTGAGGACTCCCGCGAGCGGGAGTGGATCTTCCTTCGCAGCAACGAGCCCATCGAGTTCGGCGACCTTCAGAGCGACCATCCCCTGCCCTCTCTCATTCCGCTGGGCGAGGTGAACCCGACGGGTGCGGCACAGGGCCTTGATCCTGACAAGAACCAGGACGGCTGGGTGCCTCAGGGCTGGTGGGACGAGATGAACGGTACCGACGAGGACCACCGCTATGAGTACGGTGCATACCGTGACTATATACGTGCATCGTCTTCGGACAGCAGCTCTTCGTCGAGCTCTTCCGGAGAGTCTGGCACATGGGGTGTGTTCTCCACCCCGAAGATATGGAGCTACTACGGCAAGGATGCCGTCACCTACCGCTGCCGCTGGACGGCTGGCAATACGGAGGTATACCAGCTGGTAGCCTCCTATCTGGGTGATTTCCATACCGCCCTTCCGATTGTGGCCACGCTCATGAAGCGTGAGGGCGACAACCGCGAGGAGCCCTACGGCGAGGTGTCATGTACCATTACCCTTAACTTCGAGGGAATCAACGAGACCTACACCTTCCCTGCCGCCTCGCCCGAGTTCACCATCAGCACCACCGAGCATGCGGCCTTCATCGCCCACCTGAACAATGTGGACCTGCAGGCGCTCTCGGTCATCTTCACCCTTCAGGGCGGAGAGACCTTCGAGTACTCCATCCCGATGGTGCGCGAGGCTGACGAGGAGTCCGTCACACAGACCGTCGAGGAGGTGGCAGGCAGCAAGTACCTCTCCAAGGTCGATGACGATACGGCCGCAGGCAATATCACCTTCAACAAGGATATCCGCGTCAAGCGCGATGCGCAGATAGACGGTATCTTCAAGGCGTTCATGAAGATCCTGGGCAATGTCATCGAGAGCGACAACTGGACGGATGCCGGCTCGTTCGGCACCGGCTTCCAGCTGAAGAAGAACGCCTCCGACGGTATCACCTCGATGACCGTCGATAACCTCTATGTCCGCATGAAGGCTATCTTCAATGAACTGGAGGTCCGCAAGATGTCATACGCAGGCGGTAATATCGTGTTCTCACCCGCAGGCTCGAAGATCGTGCGCGTGGAAGCCGTCTACGATGGCAACATGGAGTTCGACGGTGACACGCTCATTCTCTCGGATGCCATCTTCATCGAGGGCAGCGACACCATCACCACGCCCAGCGGCACCTACGATATGGATACGCTGCTGTCCTACCAGGGCGAGCTGATTGCCTTCCGCTGCTACATGCTCGACGACGACGGCTCGATGAAGACCCGCAACTGGTGGGAGGTCGGCGACCTTGCACGATGCCAGACCTTCAATATCCAGGAGGGTGTCTATCAGGACGTGCAGAACACGTTCTACTGGCGCGAGGTGACCGCCAAGGGAAGCAAGCAGCTGGAGGACGGCAAGTACTACGACTATATAGAGCTGTCCGTAACCGGAGCATCGGGCTCTACCATCCCTGCTGCAGGCGACCAGCTCGTGCAGATGGGTAATACCGTTACCCCGTCCCGCCAGGGATTCATTACCATAGAGGTCATCGACAAGGATTCCATCGACAATATTGCTCCCGCCATCAAGATATACAAGGGCGTGAACACCTACTCGCTCGACGGCAAGATGAAGATATGCTTCTCTCCCGTGGACTCTTTGCTGACCGTGCGCAAGCTCGTCATCGAGACGGACTACGACGTACAGGAAGTGCCCATGGAGCGCGGCTCATGGCTTGACATCACCCCTGACGAGGAGAACCATCGCCGATGCTACCACTATAACCTCGTACAGCATAACGACGGATCATGGCTCTGCATCGTTGCCGAGGGCTCCTATACTACGGAGGAGCCGGGAGATGCGACAGCCGCCCAGCGCCTGGTATGGCGTGCCTATGCCAAGAAGGGCCAGCAGGGCGATCCTGGCAGCAACTCGGCACCTGTATTCCTGTACCGGCGTGCCGCCAGCGCACCCGACAAACCGCAAGGTACGCTGACCTATACGTTTGCCACGGGCGTGCTGACAGGTTCGCTCTCAGGCTGGAGCCAGACCATTCCGTCGGCCAATGCCAATCCGTGCTGGGTCATCCAGACAACGGTATCAGGGACGGGCGAGACGGCCGCCATTACCTCCGACAAGTGGAGCACACAGCAGAAGCTCGTCGAGAACGGCCAGGCAGGCGCAGACGGCGTAAGCGTCATCGTCACCCCCTCTGCCCTGCTGCTGCAGCAGGACCTTAACGATCCCTCGAACCTGAGCAACCTCAGTGAGCAGGTTCTCTTTACCGTCATGCAGGGCAGTACGCAGAAGACCGTCTCGAAGGTGGAGATAACCACCGTCGAGCAAGACGGAAGCTCGCCGAAGTGTACCGTAACGGGCAGCAACGCCAACTACGTCACGCTCACGGCCATGAACACCTACCTGCGCGACGGCAACCGCTACTACTACGACGAGGCATACTTCATCTGCAAGGTGTACTACGACGCCAATGCCAAGTACATCGAGAATGTCAAGGTAAAGGTATATGCCCAGCTGGTAGGCACGTGGGAGGAGAAGATCATTGCCGACACCAAGCAAGAGATCGCCGAGAGCACGTGGTTCGACCTTGACCCGACGACCGGCAACATCGTGGAGTCCGAGCGTCTGGGAACGTTCGTGCGCTCCTCGAAGCAGAACCTCTCGCGCCTGGATGAGTCCAGCTACTTCGATGTGTTCACGGGTAATACATCCACCTACCCCATCAGCTTCACGCTTACGGCAGACGATATCACCAAGTACGGTTCCACCTACCGTCTGATAATGGATATGACTTCTCCGTATACGGATGTGACCATCCGCGTGAAGAAGGGTTCTGAGACACTTTACACCTTCGATGTGAAGTCATACGACCGACTGGAGCAAACCCTGCTGAACCTTACCGCAGGCACTTATACCATCAACTGCAACCGCTATCCGTCCATCACCTTCGACAACGTGCAGGTCTTCGCCACCAACACGGACAAGTATTCTGAGGTGAACCAGACAGTAGGAGGCATCGAGACGACGATAAACGACCCGAACACGGGTATCCTGCACCGCCTTGATACGGCAGAGGGCAGCATTACCGAGGTGAAGAAGGCCGTTAATACGAAGAACCGTATCCAGAGTGAGGGATGGACGGACTTTAACGGCAACCTGCTTGATGCGGTGTTCTTCAATCCGTCCACACAGAAGCTCTTTGCCACGGAGGACAATCCCGACATACTCTACAGTCCGGTCATGTTCCTGCCAAAGGGAACCTATGTGTTCAGCATGTACACGAGCAGATCGGATATACAGGCATATATCTACCATTCTCAGACGAATCAGAAGTCTGCAAGTGATATGCCGAGCGACCTCTTTGTCACCTTGGATGATACCGTCAGTGGAGATACCTACACGCCGACGGGAGGAACAGCCCTGCCGAGAAAGTACAAAGCCTTTTCACTGGATGCGGATGCCTATGTCATCATCAATGTCTACCAAGGAGACGAGTTTGTTGCCTATCGTCCGCAGCTGGAGGAAGGCACTACCCCGACGGCATGGGAGATCGGCGCGGTCGTCAAGTCGAGCACCATCAGCCAGAAGGCCGACAGTATCAACCTGAGTATCCGTCAGGGCCTTACCGAGACAGGCATCGACATCACGAACAACCTTATCAAGGCCAAGGCGAACAACTTCAAGATCCGTAACAATATCACTGCGGCGGATGCACTCTACAAGAAACTCAGCAACCGTGACGAGATTGGTGATGTCAACGAGCAGCAGCTGACCGCTGGTGAGACGTTCTCTATTGACAAGTACGGCACCATCACCTCTCCTGAGGGAGCCGTTATCGACGGTGCTGTCATCAAGCGCAAGACCAGGCTCGTGACTGTTGACGGCAATTCCACATTCGACTATGCCGACTGGTTCATGATTGCCTTCCACAAGGAGTCGGATGAGGACTACACGCTTGACTGTGTGAACGCCTATTGCGATATGATAGTGCTCATGACACAGCTGAACCTCACGTTCTACAACAATGTCAACGTGTATATCCCTGTGGCAAAGAAAATGATTGGACAGGAGCTGACCATCGTGAACGCTGTTCATCTCGGCAGTACGAACTACCACACCAAGGTATGCCTGATGGATGTGATCAACGGCAATCAGTTGACACCGGAATGGGCATGGGGGAACACGCCTTACGGATTCCTCTGGCCACTGTATGCAGGCAGCGACCTGAAAACGTTCAACACGCTCGACATCACCGAGTACTCGTCCATCACCATTCGGGCCTGTGAAGGCGGATTCAACGCCACGGGAATAGGCAGTGACGAGGCAACCGGTGAATGGGTCGTGGTAGAAGCCACCAAGAAGACTCAAGCATAGAATAAACAACAACGAAAACCAGACAAGATATGAACTACCCAGGACAAGACGTGAAATTCATGGTGGAGAGCCAGTATGAGAACCTCATACTTCTGCGCGACTGGTTCGAGATAGACATCCTCGACCGCTACGGCCGTGTGCGCAAGCACGTGGATAAGGCAGACTGTTTCTATGATATGGACGGCCGCTTCTACTTCACCATGGAGAAAGTCAAGAAAGGAATATACTACGCACGCTTCCACGGCACCTACGAGGACGAGGACTACGACGATCAGGTATGCAATGTCATTGACTACGACTACCTCTTCTCCGTGGTCTACTGCGGCTGTCCCTGCAAGGACAGTGAGTGCCCGTCACAGGTACACAAGGTGAAGTACACACAGGTGGATGTGGTGAGCGTCGACGGCGAGGACTACCTCTGCGACTGCTACGGCCGCTATATCTACACCTCGGACGGCAAGCGTATTGCGTTCAAGTCGGCAAAGGATTTAATTATCGAGAATATGACAAAGGTAAAAATGCAGATGACGGGCGAGGAGTTCCTGCAGAAGTGGGAAGGTCGCTCACAGGACGGGAAGATCGACACCGTTCCTGAACTGTTCGACTCTCTGACGGGCATCGACGACAAGACGACCGTCAGCGAGAAGATTGACGAAGAGACAGCAATCACCTACGACGAGGAGAACGAGGGTATCCGCTTCGCCCAGCGTCCGCCCGTCCCCAATACAGGTGACTCCACAAGCAGTAACTAACTTAACTTCTACGACTATGGCAAAGGCAAATGAATTTCACCTGATCAAGGCGCCCGACGGTTTCTATTTCGGACGCATTCTCAAGAGCGGCATGCTCGCCTCCGACTCCCGCCGTATCACCGACGAGGAGGTAATGGCCATGACCGAGGACCTGCTCACGCGCAACCGCGCCGAGACAGGGCGCAGCGTCATGAGCGTGTTCTCCCACGGCAAGCCCGTCTTCGTGGCCAAGCTCAACCCGGACATCACGGAGTGCGACGTGCTCCCTGAGCCTGAGCGCCGCCAGCTCTCCCCCATGGAGATGCGTATGCGCGAGATGATGATGCGGCAGATGCGCCAGCGTACACCTGGCGCAAGAAAGAACTGACCATTAAACAACGGCATCATGACAAGGATGAAGATGACAAGGCAGACGACCCTGAGATTCAGGGATACGCTATCCTACCTCACCCGGGAGGGCGAGGTGAAGCCCGTACTTGTCTTCCGAAGCATATCCCCCAAATACGTCATAGAGCGTGACGAGAAGTGCTTTCTTGTCCTGGATGGCGACAGATGTGCTCCTTTCGGACTGCTCTACCCTCTCGACGAGCGTTTCGACGATATCGAGGGGGTGGAAGTGGAAATACCGACGGCTGCTGCCGCTTCATAGCGGGAATGCCTTAGGCGCACAGTAAGATGATCTGACTTGCGGGATAGTCACCCGCCCCAGATATTTTATCAACTTATTGTTTAACTCTAAAAAAATTACAATTATGCCAGAAACAAAATTGTATTTTAGTTGGATGGACCTTCCCGACGGTTCACGTAAGTATGTGAAAGACGCCGAAGCCCGCGAGGACATTGCGGAGATCAAGGAAACCATCAAGAACGGTTCCCGTTACATCGGTAAGCTCGTAAGCGCAATAGTGGGCGGCGAGACCGTTACCACCCTTCACGACGGCGATGCTCCCACCAGCATCACCACCGACGAGGGTACGTTCGTTCCGGGCACTCCCGGAGCAGGCGAGGACAAGCTCAACAACGGCGACTACCTCATGCAGCAGGGTACCAGCGGCAATCCTTCGCTCGAGTTCATGTGGACGGGTACGAAGCTCTCTGAGTTCGGCTCTACCTCCGTGCTGAAGGCACTGGCCTTCAAGGACAGCGCAAGCGGCCTTTACACTCCTGCAGGTACCAACGCTGCAAGTGCTGTTACCTTCACCGGTCAGACCGACGGTGACTTCGTAACCGGCTTCGACACCGATCCTGTGCTGCCCAGCTTCTCTGAGGGTGCTTTCTCTCAGGGTACACTGCCCAGCTTCTCCGAGGGTGCCTTCACACCTGCATCGCTGGGTACGGGCTTCTACACGCCTGGTAGCGTTCCTTCGTTCTCTGAGGGCGCTTTCTCTGCTGGTACGCTGCCTTCGTTCACCGAGGGCGAGTTCTCTGCAGGTACGCTGCCCTCTAAGGCTGCCGATACCTTCTCTGCAGGTACGCTTCCTACTAAGGCTGCTGATACCTTCTCTGCAGGTACGCTTCCCAGCATGACCTACGACGCCACCAACGAGGGTATCGTCTTTGGCGCCGGCTCACTGCCGAGCTTCTCTGAGGGTGCCTTCTCTCAGGGTACACTGCCCAGCTTCACCGAGGGCGAGTTCTCTGCAGGTACGCTGCCTTCCAAGGCTGCCGATACCTTCTCTGCAGGTACACTGCCTTCTAAGGATGCCGATACCTTCTCTGCAGGTACCATGGCCGCCATCGACACCTCTAAGTTCAGCGGCGGTTCAAAGGCTGCTGATACCTTCTCTGCAGGTACGCTTCCTTCAAAGGAATCCGATACCTTCTCTGCAGGTACTGCTCCTACGCTCTCTACCGGCAAGGCTATCACCGCTGTCGGCACCGGCGAGGCTGCTGCTCAGGTATTCTCTGGTACCGAGGCAACCATCACCGTATCTTAGGATACTCCATAATCGGGAAGGGAGGGGTCAAGGCCATTCCTCCCTCTCCCTTTCCTTTTTAAAAAGACAACCATCAAAACAAACAGGTATATGGCAAACGACAAAAGCTACGCACAGTTCATAGACATCCCCAACCAGCAGGGAGGAACTGACCGAAAATGGATGAAGGACAAGGAGGCACAGGAACTGCTTTCTTCCATCCCATCGACCTACGCGACCAAACAAGAATTAGCAAGTACAGGTGTCTTCGACGGAGACACTTTAGTCCTTTAATATAACATCAACGATTATGAGCGAGATACAGAAATTCCATTACGTCCGTGACAAGAACGGCGTAACCAAGCAGGTGGAGGACTTGACCGCCCTGAAGTCCGCTATCAGCAAGACATACGCGGAGATGGTGACGCTCCGTGCGGGTAACGCTCTTGTACCTGGTCAGTGGTACAGGATTACCGATTTCGTCACCACGACGGCGCAGAAAGATGTGAGAAGCGCAGGACATGCTTTCGATATCCTTGTCCGTGCCGATGATGTGAACATCCTCAATGAGAACTGCTACGCGGCCTTGCACGACGGAGATACCTACTTTGCCAACTCAAAGCTGGAGGCATGGGAGATAAAGTACTGCCTCGATAATGATACCAACCGCTTTGAATGGGCTGCAGGCGGTGCTGCCATACAGATTAACGATGCTTACAGGGTACGCTATGCCGACGGTGATGCAGAGGGAGCAAGTTATCCCTACGCATGGGGCACATCGTCAAGCAAGGTCTATACCGCAAGCGAGACTCCTGCCGCTAATGACACAGCCTACGGAGCATCAGACGGAACGGGTGACAGCTATACCATTGGCAGCGTATCGGCATCAGGAAAAGGTGTCATCTACTATATGAAGGACGAGAACGGCAATATCCTTCCATACGACTTCAAGAATATCCTCTTCAAGCGCCCGCTGCTTGCAGGAAGAGATGGCTTGGTGATGCTCGCAAAATATCGTCAGGAGGCTACCTACGATGCAGAGGCGGTGATGGCTATGAGTGTAATAGCAGGAATACTCAGCACATCACGAAAGGCTGCCAACGTCGGCTACTACCATTCTCCCGGTGTAGGTACTTCAGCTGTAGGCAGCACGCTCACAGGCAGCTATGTGAACTACGCAGGCAATGCAGCTACGATAGACACTTCCGCAACCTATATCCTCATGTACAGTGTAAACAGCAAGACTATCTACTGCAAGGCGACATCATTCTCGTATAGATACACTTTCGACTACAACGCCACGCAGGATATGTCGCTCAAGGCATGGACGTATGACAACACCATGGAGATGTACGGCGGTAGTGGCGGCACGAAGCGAATGCTCAATAACAATGTCTTCGTACACTACAACGCTACGCAGAACCCTGTCTATGGCAATCACTTCGCCACTGACTGCTATAATAACACGTTCTCGAACGGAACGTATCAGAACACATTTGGGAACAATGTACAATATAACACGTTTGGGAACAGTGTGGACAACAACACGTTTGGGAACCGCGTGAGATATAACACATTTGGGAACACTGTGTCCTGCAATACTTTTGGGAACAGTGTGTACAGCAACACGTTTGGGAACAGTGTGTATCGAAACACGTTTGGGAACTACGTGTGGTATAACACATTTGGGTACAACTTGTTGAACAACACGTTTTGGAACTATGTGTACTATAACACATTTGGGAACTACGTACAAAACAACACGTTTGGGAACTACGTGTGGTATAACACATTTGGGAACAATGTACAATATAACACGTTTGGGAACTACGTTCAGTATGTCGTTTACGGACAGAGTGTTATGAGCCTTGGTAACTACTTCTATTACAACATTATAGAGAACGGAAACCAGTATCTGACAATAGACTGTACGCAGACTACATCGGCCTCTGCACAGTGCCAGAACATTAAGATTGCGCAGGGTGTGAACAACTCCACAACACCAAAAACACTCACTGTTGACGTGGTGAATAACGCCTATCAAATCGAGTTCAAACCAGCCAATTCTGAGGTCAGAAGCGTGTAATAAGATAATTCAATATGACATTATAACCATAAAGAATCATGACAAACGAAGGAAGGAACTATTACGCCGCTAAAGGCAAGTTCATCGTCAGGAAGTCTGACGGTAAGATCATGGGAGAGGATATATGCCTTGGCTCAGCAGACTCCATCGACAACTACAAGGAGGTGAAGTACACCAAGGAGAGCTACAGGGAGTTCTACGAGTCAATAGGACAGGAAGTACCAAACACAGAAGAGGAGGAATGAGGTATGAAGACGATCTTAAAGAATAACGAGCCGTTCCTGCTCGTAAGAAACGGGGTCGTAAAAGACCTCATGGATGCGCCTGGCGGTCCTGTCAGCATCGCCTACTCCGACCTGAAGGCTCTGCGCGACGGAAGCTCGCTCGTGGCCGGACAGTGGTATCGTATCACGGACTTTGTCACCACGACGGTAAAGCCGAACACTCGCTCAGCAGGTCATCAGTTCGATATCATCGTGCGTGCTGACGATGTGAACGTCCTTAACGAGAATGCCTACGCAGCCCTGCATAGCGGTGACACCTACTTTGCAGGCAGCAAGCTGGAGGCATGGCAGTTGAAATACAGTCTTGACAACGATGCTGCCCGTTTCGACTGGGCAGTGCCAGACGGAGGAGCGATCAACTGCGGTGATATCTTCGTACGCTACGCCGCAGGCGATGTGCCAGGGGCCTCGTATCCTTATGCGTGGGGTACGGCAGGATTCCATATCTTCACAGCCAGCGATACACCACAAGCCGGTCAGACAGCATACGAATACTCTGACGGAACGGGCGGCTCTATTGCCATCAGCAGCGTGATAGAGGCGAACGGAAAGGGTGTCGTCTACTATATGCAGGATGAGTCCGGCAACGAGTTCCCCTACGACTTCAAGAACTTGCAGTTCATGTCAGGCTCCGCCAGGACTGTTGCAGGCGTCCTTGCGAATGTGTACTACTACACCCTCAGTGTCGTATCGGGAACAAATGACGCAACCGTGGAAGACCACTCGCTCAACGGTGAGTACTGCTATGACAATAAGATGCCTGTCATATCGGACAGCCTGAATGGTAATGTCTTCCGTAACACCTCCACGGCATCAGAGTGTGGCATGAATACCCTTGGCAAGGGCTGCTACGGTAATTACTTCGGCGACGGATGTTGCAACAATGTCATTGGTGCCAACTGTTCATACAATGTCTTCGGAAATTCATGCTCAGATAATACGCTGCTTCAAGGAGCAAGCGATAACACCTTCGGTGCAAGCTCCATAAGGAACTTCATTGGTGCCGATGCAAGCGGAAACACCTTCGGGAATAACTGTGCCGACAATGTGCTGCAGAGCTACTGCCACTATAACACTTTCGGGACAAACTGCAGAGGTAATAACTTCGGAAGCGGATGCAGCTCCAACGTGCTTGGTAATTACTGCAGTTCATTCACCTTGGGTTCGGACTGTACTTCTGTCAAGACGGGCACGTCAGGCTCACCGGAGAATTACTGCAGATATATCACCGTAGATGGCGGGAATAGTAATGTGTATCTTGACTGCACGGCGACGACATCGTCTTCGGCATACCTGCAGAATATCAGGATTGCACATGGCGTGAATGACAAGACGATCACCCATGCAACAGCCGGTGATACATTCCAGACCGTCTACGCTTCGGCTAACTCGAAGGAAGTTTCAGTTTAATTAAAGAGAAAGGGAAAAACGATATGGAGAAAATATTATTGACCAACGAGCACTTCACCGTTACGAAGAATGGTGTAAGCAATCATCTCGATGAAGAGATTACCGAGATACTCTATGCCGACCTTGTGACGCTTAGAGCCAACTCACAGCTGATTCCTGGGAAGCAGTACAGGATTACGGACTATGTGACATACTATTATAGAGACGACGCAAAATCTGCAAAGCATCCATTCGACATTATTGTCATAGCAGATGATGACCATACACTAAACGAGGAAGCAAGGGCCGTATTACATAGTGGTG